GTCAGCATACGGCTCAGTAAAAGTAGAAAACTTTGAAGCATTCTACGATGAGTTTAGCAAAGCGTATAACGCATTCAATGCATCTAACCCCAAGTTTCCAAAGCGAATTGTTGAGAACAATCGTTTGATACATGAAGCATTCAATCAACACTTGGGTGAACACAAAACCCAGTTTAAGTTTGATAACACTGTCACTTGGATTCTTGAAGGTATGGATTTAGATCGTGCATCTCTTGTTGTACTTGACAGCAAGCGTGTATTTGCACGTGAGATGGTTGAGTTGAAACTTGCAGAGCAAGGGTTCAAGTGTTGGGTTACTGGCGAGAAGTTAACAATGAAAGATGCCCAAGGTGGTCACATTGTTGCGCACTCACAAGGTGGCAAGACTGAGTATTCAAACTTAGTTGTCATCAGCGCAGAGCATAACCGTCGTATGCAAGACACGAATGCTAATGATTATAAAAAATCTGTATTACTTGAGGACGTAGCGTGAAACAAGACTTTATTATAGACTTCGAAACGATAGGGCAAAACGCTATGAAGTGTCCTATCGTAGATGCCGCTTTTGTAGTGTTTGATTGGGATCGGTTTCTTACTGATCCCTACACATTCGAAGAGTTGACTGGTATGGTTCAAACGACTAAGTTTGATGTCAAAGCGCAGTGTGACAATGGGTGTTCATTTAGTAAAGATGATCTAGCTTGGTGGCAAGGTCAATCAGAAGAAGCCAAAGTAAATTTAAAACCTTCTGAAAATGACTTGACAATACAAGAGTTCTCTGCTATAATATTCAAATATCTGAGAGAAGTCGGTAAGATTGAACACTGGTGGTCACGTGGTAATACGTTTGATCCAGTGCTGATAGAAAGAGTAATGAATGAACTTGGTCAACATCACTTGATGAATGAGTATCTAAAGTGGTGGCGTGTAAGAGACATTCGAACTTGGATTGATGCGAAGTTGAACTTTCCTAAACGTAACGGATTTATACCAGTAGCAGATATTGAGTATTGGGAAAACACGTTTATCGGTCACGACAGTACACATGACGTATCGGCAGATGTGATGAGGTTGCAAACTTTGCACCGAGTAGAAAATGATTATGAACAGCCGAAGAGGTAAAAATGCTTACTATGAAAAAATCAATAAATGACGCAACTCCCGAAGAGTGGGATCGTGTGACAAATTTAAGTAGAAATTACAATGCATCAAAGTCTGGCGCACAGCGAGAAGCACTTGGTGTACCTTACATGAAGCAGTTACCTTTAGAAGCACTAGCCGCAGGTGCAACAGCACTTGAGTATGGTGCAATGAAATATGCTGATCGTAACTGGGAGAAAGGCTTGCCTTGGCAACAGATGATTGATAGTTTGAAGCGTCACATCGATGACTTTGAACGAGGCAAAGATTATGATGATGGTCCTGATGGCTCAGGTCTTCCTCATATTTGTATGATCATGGCAGGTGCTATGATGCTGTCTTCTTCTGTCATGCGTCAAATTGGCGAAGATGATAGAATGCCTCCTACTAACGAAGAAGCTTTGAGCGCAAAAGAATGCGCTAAGTGGATGCAACATCAGCTAGAACGTGCTTCAGAATTCAAGTCACTTAAGGAGGAATATAAAGTTGGAAATTAAACTAGACCCCGTAGAACTAGCGAAGAAGAAACTCTTTATCGCTACACCTATGTACGGTGGTCAATGTTCAGGTCTGTACACTAAGTCTATGGCAGACCTGACATCGGTGTGTGCTAAACATGGCATTCCGCTTAGACATTACTTTTTGTTTAACGAGTCCTTGATTACACGTGCTAGAAACTATTGCGTAGATGAATTTCTACGTTCTGATTGTACGCATCTTTTGTTCATCGACAGTGACATTGGCTTTGACTTTCGTGATGCGCTAACTCTATTGCACTTAACAGACAGTGAGACTGGTCACGATGTTGTTACTGGTCCATACCCTAAGAAGACTATATCTTGGGAGAAAGTTAAGCAAGCAGTAGAAGGTGGATTTGCAGACAAGTCCCCATTTGAACTAGAGAACTTCGTAGGCGACTACGTGTTTAATCCAGTTGGTGCTGGCTCTTTCAAGATCAATGAAATTGCAGAGATCAAAGAAGGTGGCACTGGCTTTATGATGATTACACGTGAAGCTTTCGAAAAATATGCAGAAGCTTATCCAGAACTCAGTTACAAACCAGATCACATTCGTACAGAACAGTTTGACGGTACTAATGAGATAACTGCGTTCTTTGATACTATCATTGATCCTGAGTCCAAACGCTATCTATCTGAAGATTATATGTTCAGTCAGTATGCACGTAAGATTGGTCTTAAGATTTGGATGTGTCCTTGGATGAAACTGAAGCATATAGGGTCTTATACTTTTTCAGGTAGTTTAGGTCACATTGCCGCAGTTGGTGCTTCACCTACAGCGACAAAAGAATCTAATGAAAAAAATTATAAGAAAGACTTGACAAAACCGCTAGAAGATGATATAAATAAATCTGCTAGTAATATGAATAGGCAACAACGCCGAGCGATGAAAAAGGGTAAATAATGATGAAATTTAGTAATGAAACTTTGAGTGTATTGAAGAACTTTTCACAGATCAATCCGAGTGTAATGTTCAAACCAGGACAAACCATTCGAACTATATCTCCACAGAAAACAGTAATGGCAGCCGCCACAGTAGGCGAGACTTTTGATCAGTCTGCTGGCATCTATGATGTATCTCGTTTTCTTGCAACACTGAGTTTGTTTGACGAACCAGATGTGAACTTTGGCGAAAGTCAGTTCAACATCAAAGGCGGCAAGCGAACATTGAAATATACATATACAGCCGAGAACATGATTGTAACGCCACCAGAGCGTGACATTCCAGTTCCTGATCCTGAAGCAACGTTAAATATCTCTTGGGATGACCTTGAGAGTGTAGTACGTGCCGCAGGTGTTCTGGGCTTACCAGAAATTGCTTTCAACGCAGAAGGTGATACTATATCACTAGCCGCTGTTGATAGTAAGAATCCCACAGCCGACAACTACAGCATTACGGTTGCTGAAGGCGGAGACTATGGGAACTTCCGTATGATTATCAAAGTCGATAATCTAAAACTAATGCCTACCAACTACGAAGTTGCACTTTCTTCAAAAGGTATGGCACATTTTAAATCTGATAAAGTGCAATATTGGATTGCAATCGAATCTCGTTAATATTAACATAGGAGTACAATATGACTGAAGCAACTGAAACTCAAACGCCTGAAGGCGCACCAGACCAGGGTCCTGGTCTATCACTAAACGACATCTCTGCCGCAGTGCAGATCATTGATGCGTCTAGTGCAAGAGGTGCTATTCGTGGCGAAGAGATGGTGGCCGTTGGCACTGTCCGTGAGCGTTTTATGGCGTTCTTGAACCACGCTAAAGATCAAGGTCAAATCGACCAGGTCCCAGGCGATGAGCCTCCAGCACCAGAAGCCGCACCAGAAGCGGCTGAATAAAGATGAAAGGGGCTCTTGACGGAGTCCCTTTTTTCTGCTATACTGTGACTTTAATTTATATGATGAGGTAAGCTATGCAAGAAGAATTCTTGTGGGTAGAAAAGTATCGCCCAAAAAACGTGAATGACACAATCCTTCCAGATACACTGAAACAAACGTTTCAACAATTCGTAGAACAAGACAACGTACCAAACTTGTTACTAACAGGTCGTGCAGGTGTAGGTAAGACTACTATCGCTAAAGCTATGCTTGAGCAAATCGGCGCAGACTACATAACTATCAATGGTAGTATGAATGGTAACATCGATACACTACGAACAGAGATATCATCATTCGCATCTAGCGTTTCGTTCTCTGGTGGTCGTAAGTATGTTATCTTAGATGAAGCTGATTATCTGAACCCAAACTCAACACAGCCTGCGTTACGCAACTTTATGGAAGAGTTCAGTAAGAACTGTGGGTTCATTCTCACATGTAACTTTAAGAACCGTATCATTGAGCCATTGCACTCACGGTGTAGTGTCGTAGAGTTTAAGATCGCTAACGAAGAGAAACAAGCAATCGCTGGTCAGTTCTTCAAGCGAGTAAGTAGAATTTTAGAAGAGGAGAATGTAGAATATGATAGATCAACTGTGGCAGAAGTTATTAAGACTTATTTCCCTGATTGGCGCAGAGTCCTTAATGAACTACAGCGTTACTCTTCTACTGGTCGGATTGACAGTGGTGTCCTGGCTAACAAATCTGTAGACAATATGAATGCTCTCATCACTCTGATGAAAGAGCGTAACTTTACAGATGTTCGTAAGTGGGTTGCTGAGAATACCGATGTTGATAGTGCAGTATTGTATCGTCAACTGTATGATCTATTACCAACTAAGATAAGTAGTACACAGAGCGTAGCAGATGCCATTATCATTCTAGCTGAGTATCAGTACAAAGAAGCGTTTGTTGCTAATAGTGAAATCAATCGTGTAGCCGCACTAGCTACACTCATGGCAGAGGTAGAATGGAAATGAACAGGCTTCAACAGCTAATGGTAATTACGATGGAAGAATGTGGTGAACTGATACAAGAGTGTAGCAAGATCATAAGAACTTGCGATTCTATTGAAAGTGTGCCACAGAACCGGCGTGAGGCGCTCCTGGATGAAGCTGGAGACGTTCTAGCCATGTTACAGTTACTAACGCACTCCCACTTCTTTGACTATATTCAATTAGAGGTTAGTGCGAAGAAAAAACATGAAAAGCTGAAAGTATGGAGCAATTTATATGATGAAAAACCCATTCAAGACAAAAGACAACTTGAACTGTTTGATCTGTAGTAAGAAGTGCGACAAGAACTATACTACTTTTCAGTATAAGTATGAGGGCGGCAAGATAGGTGAAACCTATGTTTGTGAGAAATGCTCTAAACAATATGATGTAGAGGAAATGAAACCTGATGAGCAACCCATTTGATTATGTAACTACAATCACGCACAGTAAGAAGAACATGATGCGTGACAGTGAAAACGACACCCTTGCTGAGAAGGGTTACAGTGGCTTTCTTGTAAACAAAGCACTGTCATATTTCCCAGACACATTATTACACGCAAATCTAATGAATCACTACCACCAGCTTGAGGATCGTCCTCAGTATGAGTTTTTACTAAATAGTATTAGACCTAAGAAGCGTTTCGCAAAGTGGGTTAAGGATGCTGGTGACAAGGATTTAGATGTTGTTTGTGAATATTATCAATGCAATAGAAATCTCGGGAAAGACTACCTTTCGTTGTTGTCCAGTGAACAGTTGAACATTATGAAACAACAACTAGAAACAGGTGGAATTAAAAGATGAATTTAGTAGAGAGACTTGTAGAGGTCGAACTACCCAATGATGAAAGCTTTCTAAAGATTAAAGAGACGCTAACTCGAATTGGTATTGCCTCACGAAAAGATAAAAAATTATATCAATCTTGTCATATCTTGCACAAGCAAGGTAAGTATTATATTGTTCACTTCAAAGAACTATTCATGCTAGACGGGAAGATCAATAACTTCTCTGATGAAGATCAGGGTCGTAGAAACACAATCGTCAATCTGTTAGAAGAGTGGGGCTTGATTAAAGCCGTGAACTCAAAACAGACTGAAGACCCCGTTGCACCTCTGTCACAGATTAAGATACTTCCTCACAAAGAAAAAGAAGAGTGGGATCTTGTCGCTAAGTACAGTATCGGGAAGAAGAAATGACGACCAAAGAATATCAAGAAAGTAAGTCCTTTGTTATTCACGTTCATGATATTGCTAGAAAATACGAGAGTGACTTCTTAAGAGGAGTTGCTGATAGAATGGACGAGAATATTGAAGATCGTAAATTGGATCAACGTCTAAAACAAAAACAACTCACCGAGTTGAATTGGGATGGCGATTAGAGAAAGATAACACAGGATGCTAAGTAAACAGTGCAAGCAACACTTAGAAGAAGCAGGCGAGACTGGATTTGAACATGCTAAAGAAGCAGTAAAGATTGCAGTCAAACTACAGTTGCTAGTACCTGTAGTATTAATTCACGCAGTAGCACCAAGATTTTTTACGCATACTGCTACAGACGTTATGACTAAAATATTGAAAGACCGTGAACAAAAGGAGTGAATGAATTGAGTGACAATCTATATGTATGGAAACTTTGGGATGAAGCACACTTACCAGTATATGGTAGCGAATGGGCGGCATGCTTTGATCTAAAAGCAAGTTTGCGAGTTGATGACATAGTAACTGTCTACTCAACCGTAGCTGGTAATGAAAAAGTAAAACGTAAAGTAAGTAAAGAAGAAGGCTTAGTTATTTATGGTGGTGAACGTGTTCTAGTGCCGACAGGGCTAGTATTCGATCTCGACCCAAACACAAGTTTACGCATTCATCCCAGATCAGGTCTAGCATTAAAGAACGGCATCATAGTCGCTAACTGCGAAGGTGTTGTTGATGCAGATTACGTACAGCAAACTTATGTGATGCTGTATAACATATCAGGTGCGCCATTTATAGTTACAGATGGTGACAGGATAGCACAAGGCGAAGTGGTTCCTTTGAACCAAACACCCATCGTCTTGGCTGATAGAGAACCAGGTAATAAAACGTCACGTAGTGGCGGCTTCGGTTCAACGGGTGTATAAATAGAACTGTAAGCGCCGTTAGGGCTTACGTATATTAATTCTTGCTTAAATAAAAGGAGATAAGCTATGACATTAGCACAAGAACTACGCAGTGATCCGTTTCTGGTTGGATTCGATAGAATTTTTGATCGAATGCACACTATTAACACATTGCAAACAAAACAATCCAATTACCCACCATACAATATCGTAAAGAAAGACGATGACTTCTACGTTGTAGAAATCGCTGTCGCTGGTTTCGTACAAGACGAAATCGATATTACTTTAGAAGATGGTGTACTAAAGGTAACTGGTGAGAAAAAGTCTGAAGGTGAAGATAGCACTGTGTTCATTCACAAGGGTATCGGCGCACGTGACTTCCAACGTTCATTTACTTTGTCTGATACTATCGTAGTACAAGGCGCTGACTTGAGCAATGGTATCCTCTCTATTTCACTAGAGAACGTAATTCCTGATGAGAAGAAGCCTCGTAGAATCGAAATTGGTTCTGGTGAGTCAGTATTCTTACAAGAAGACTAAACTACTGAGGGAGGGGAAACTCTCCCTCTATCTTACACACAAACACACAGGAGACACACGATGTCCAATAAAAATCCTTTCGAGATCCGTGCAGAAATGCTACAATTAGCTAAAGAGTACATGGATCAACAGTATCACATGAATATTCAGTTCTTTGAGAACATGATTGCAGAAGGCGATAAGCAACGTAAAGATGTTGAAGAAAGCCTAACAGAAGCATACAAAATGTATTCAACAGAAGAGTTGATGGAGAAAGCAAAAGAACTATACGCTTTTGTATCTAAGAAAGATTGAGCTACCCCAAAGAGGAACTATAGCATGATAGACCAACGTATTACCAAGATTCTTAAAAAAGAAACAGTAAGACAAGAAAACACCATTGAACTTATTGCTAGTGAAAACTTTGCTAGTCAAGCTGTAATGGATTTAGCGGGTTCAGTATTTACAAACAAATATGCTGAAGGTTACCCAGGCAAGCGTTACTATAACGGTTGTGACAACATGGACGATATCGAGCAACTTGCCATCGATAGTTTGTGTAAATTGTATGGAGCAAACTTTGCTAACGTACAACCTCATTCTGGCGCTAACTGTAATACTGCGGTCTATCAAGCTTTAATGAAGCCAGGCGATAGATTGCTAGGTATGGATTTAGCAAGTGGTGGTCACTTGTCACATGGTAGTCCACCTAACATCTCAGGTAAAGTTTACGAAGCTCATTCGTATGGTGTTGATAATGACGGATTTTTAAACTACACCGACATTATGGAAATTGCAGTAAAAGTAAAACCCCATGTTATTGTTGCTGGTGCAAGTGCTTATCCACGTGAGATCAATTGGGCTGAGTTTAGAAAGATTGCCGATGAAGTAGGCGCATATCTTGTAGTTGACATGGCACATTATTCAGGTCTCATTGCAGGTGGCGTATATCCTAATCCTGTACAATATGCTGACGTAGTGACATCAACTACTCACAAGACTTTGCGTGGACCTCGTGGTGGTATTATTCTTTGGAACAACAAAGAACTTACTCGTAAGATTAATAGTGCTATCTTTCCTGGTACACAAGGCGGTCCATTGATGCATATCATCGCCGCAAAGGCACAATGCTTTATTGAAGCAGATACTACTGAGTACAAGCAATACTCTAAAGATGTTGTGAATAACGCTAAAGCAATGTGTGATGTGTTTAGACAGCGTGATATGCCAGTACAGACAAGTGGCACAGATAGTCACATTATCTTAATGGATCTAAGTGATAGTAAGCATAGTGGTCGTGAAGCCGCTGACTTGCTAGAAGAGAATGGCATCACAGTAAACAAGAACGGTGTACCAAATGACCCACGTAGCTTTGTAGAGACAAGCGGTATACGTATCGGCACAGCCGCAGAGACTACTCGTGGTCATGATGAAATGTGGTTTCGTAAACTAGCACACAGGATCGTAGATATACTAGAAGGGTAGTGCTATCACCAAAAAATATGATATAGACCAAAGAAACAGTGCGTTAGTGGTTGACAAACCGTTTCATATCTGATACAATGACCATTATACGATACATTATGAGGTACACATGAGTTTTTACACATCAGTACATCGTTATGGCAACAAGATGCTGTTTCGAGGTTACGATTCAAATGGCAACCGAATTCACAAGAAAGTGCCGTTCAAGCCTACATTCTATCTACCTACTAAGAAGCCGTCTGAGTGGAAATCACTCGACGGCGCTTCTGTTGAACCGATGAAGATCGAAAGCATGAGCGAAGCGCAAGACTTTGTTAAGCGTTACGAAGATGTAGACAACTTCAAAGTTCATGGCAACAATAACTTTGTTGCACAGTTTCTAGCAGAAGCATATCCTGGTAATATCAAGTACAAGCTACGTGACATCTGTGTCGGTAACATCGATATCGAAGTCGCATCAGATGATGGCTTTCCTCACCCAGAGCAAGCTGATCATCCTATCATCTCTATCGCATACAAAGACAGCAAGAGCAAAGTCTATCATGTATGGGGTCTAGGTCATTATGATTCTACCAAGAGCGAACTAGATAATATTGAGTTGATACAGTATCGTCACTGTGACAATGAGAAAGACCTCATTGAGAAGTTTCTTATCTTCTGGCAGAGTAACACGCCTGACATCATTACTGGTTGGAACATTCGCTTGTTCGATATACCGTACATGATCAATCGTACACTCAAGGTCTGCGGTGAAGAGACTACTAAACTATACTCGCCTTGGAAAATATACAAGTATCGACAGATTGGTATCAAGGGTAAGTCGATGGATGCGTATGAAATTTATGGTGTGTCGCAAGTTGACTACTATGATCTATTTCAGAAGTTCGGCTACACATATGGTACACAAGAGAGTTACGCACTCAATCATATTGCCCACACAGTTCTCGGTGAGAAGAAGCTATCGTATGAAGAGCATGGGTCGCTTCATGGGTTGTACAAAGCAGATCATCAGAAGTTCATTGACTATAACATCAAAGACGTTGACCTAGTTGATCGTATCGACAAAGAGACTGGTCTCATGGATCTGGCACTTGTTATTGCATACAAGGGTGGTGTAAACTTCCCAGACGTATTTGGTACAACTGCTATATGGGACAGTATCATCTATCGATATCTGAGAGAACGCAACATTGCAATCCCACCTAACAAGCGTAAGAACAAGAGTCCTTACCCAGGTGGTTATGTGAAAGATCCACGTGTTGGTATGAGTGAGTGGATTACATCGTTTGACTTGAACAGTCTGTATCCAAATCTGATTGTACAATACAACATGTCACCCGAGACACTGATACGTGATGATATGGTTTACCCATCTGGTGTAGATCATTTTCTAGACGCTGATGCTGAAGACTTTGGTAATGTTGCTGTTGCGGCAAATGGTTCTAAGTATCGTAAAGACAAGCGTGGTTTCATGCCTGAGATCATTATTGGTTTGTACGATGAGCGTAGAGCAACTAAGAACCAGATGCTTGAGATACAACAACAGAACGAGAACGCTTCTAGTTCAGACTTGAAACGTGAGATCAACAGACTGAATAACACTCAGCAAGCAGTAAAGATTTTACTTAACTCACTCTATGGTGCGCTAGGTAATCAGTACTTCAGATACTTTGATCAAAAGATTGCAGAAGGTATCACACTGTCTGGTCAGCTATCAGTTCGATGGGCTGAGAAAGCAATGAACGAATACATGAACAAAATTCTCAAGACTGAGAATGAAGACTTCGTTATTGCAATTGACACTGACTCCTTGTATGTTGATATGAACCCACTAGTCAAGAAGGTCAATCCCGAAGACCCAGTTAAGTTCATTGACAATGCATGTCAGAAGAAGTTCGAACCAATGCTTGAGCAAGCGTATGCTACGTTGTTCGATAACATGAATGCATACGAGAACCGTATGGAGATGGCACGTGAAGCTATTGCTGATCGTGGTGTATGGACAGCGAAGAAGCGTTACATTCTAAACGTTCACAACAACGAAGGCGTACAGTACGCAGAACCTAAACTAAAGGTCATGGGCATTGAAGCAGTGAAGTCTTCAACACCACAAGTTGTACGTGACAAGTTCAAGCAAGCGTACAAGATCATTCTTGAGGGTAGTGAGAAAGAACTACAAGAGTTCGTAGCAAACTTCTATGAAGAGTTTAACAGTCTACCAGCAGAGAAAGTTTCGTTTCCACGTGGCGTATCTGATTTACGCAAGTGGGTTGATCGAAATACAACGTACAAGAAAGGTACACCTATTCATGTGCGTGGCGCTATCATGTTCAATAAGATGTTGAAAGAGAACAAGCTAGTTGTCGAAGAAGTTAAAGATGGCTCGAAAGTGAAGTTCTGCTATCTGAAGACACCTAACCCATCGATGGAGAATGTGATATCGTTCTCTACGTTTCTTCCTAAAGAGTTCGGGCTAGATGAGTACATTGATTATGAGATGCAGTTTGATAAGACATTCAAAGACCCACTGAAGTTGGTCACTGATGCTATCAACTGGAATGTTGACCAAATAAGTACACTAGAGGGGTTTTTCGCATGATACATACAAAGCTACACAATCCTTTATACAAGAGAGACACTAAAGGTAAGATCAGAGTTTGGCAGATGGAGCTAGGTTGGAACGATGAAGGTAGAGCTGGTCATCGTAGTCACACTGGCATAAAAGATGGTAGATTTGTAGTCTCAGAATGGAAATCGTGCTTACCAAAAAACGTAGGTAAGGCAAACGAAACGACCAGTGTTGCACAAGGTCGAAGTGAGATTTGTAGTCTATACACTCAGAAGCTTGATACTGGATACTTTGCAAGCGAGAGTGATATCGATACATTTGATAAGTTCAAGCCTATGCTTGCAGTAGAATACAAAGAAGATAAGATTGACTTTGAAGAAAGCGACTACTATAGTCAACCAAAGCTAGATGGGATTCGCTGTATAGCCCGTAGAGATGGGTTGTACACTAGGGCAGGCAAACCTATTACATCATGCCCACATATCATTGAAACACTTAAGCCTGTGTTTGATATCTATCCGAATGCTATTCTTGATGGCGAACTATATAATCACGTGTACAAAGATGACTTCAATAAGATCGTATCTATGGTACGCAAGACTAAGTTGAAAGACGAAGACTATGAAGAAAGTCGTAGGCTTGTTCAGTATCATGTGTATGATTACTTTGTAGACAGTAACTTTAATGAACGATATGACGCACTGGTGAAGCTTAAGTTAGAAGACCCAGTGATTACTGTTAAGACTGATCGTGTATCATCTATGCAGAAGTTAGACTTTCTCAACGGAGAATATCTTGCAGAAGGCTATGAAGGGCAAATGATTAGACTAAATAGTAAATACCAGAACAAACGTTCTAAGTATCTGATGAAGCGAAAAGAGTTCCTATCTGATGAGTTTAAAGTCATTCGTACTGAGCAAGGTCAAGGCAACTGGGCAGGATATGTCAAGAGATTTATATTAGAACTGCGTGACGGAACTCAATTTGGTGCTGGTGTACGTGGCAACCAAGAAACAATGAAAATATTATATGAAAGTAACAACACACCCGACTGGGCTACGTTGAGGTATTTCACCCCAACGCCAGACGGCATACCCCGTTTCCCTGTCGTAGTAGATTGGGGCAACGGTCAAAGAGAGGACTAATATGGACGATATATTTGACTTTGGTTTTACGGCTGTAGACGAAGATGAACTGAGCGCAGTACAAGAAGCCAAATCGACAATCACACAAGTCTCTTCGACAGCGGAGACAACACAAGAGCAACTTGATAAGCTATACAATGCTATCATGCCTCTGTTAAACAACTTGAAAGCGAACCCTGAGAAAGAGTATATCTTATGGCCTGATCGCACAGCAAAAATTGAATTATTTGAGTCGAAATTACTTGACATTTACCGTGGAAAGTGATATTATACCAACTATTAACTATGTAATGGAGAAATGAATGTCGTTAATTGAAAAACTTATGAAGAACTCTACCAGCAAGCTGACGGCTCCTATCATGGATTCGAAAGTCTTTGGTAAGAAAGATATGGCTACAACACCAGTACCAATGGTGAACGTAGCATTGTCTGGTCGTGTCGATGGTGGTCTAACACCTGGCTTGCTAATGCTTGCTGGTCCATCAAAACACTTTAAGTCTGCGTTTGCGCTAATGATGGCTGCCGCATATCAGAAGAAGTATGATGACTCAGTTATCTTGTTCTATGATAGTGAGTTTGGTACACCACAGTCTTACTTCGAAAGTTTCGGTATTGATATGGCACGTGTTGTACATACGCCTATCACTGATGTCGAAGAGTTGAAGTTTGATATTATGAAGCAACTTGACGGTATCGATAAGAAAGATAAAGTCGTAATTCTTATTGACTCGATTGGTAACCTTGCATCTAAGAAAGAAGTTACTGATGCGATGGATGGTAAGTCTGTTGCTGATATGTCACGTGCAAAGCAAATGAAGTCTTTGTTCAGAATGATTACACCACACTTGAACTTGAAAGATATTCCACTCGTAGCAGTCAATCACACTTACAAAGAGATTGGTTTGTTCCCGAAAGATATCGTATCTGGTGGTACTGGTGCATACTATTCTGCCGATGCTATCTGGATCATTGGTCGTCAACAAGAGAAAGTTGGTCAAGAGATTGAAGGGTATCACTTCATCATTAATATTGAGAAGTCTCGACATGTACGTGAGAAGTCTAAGATACCTGTGACTGTGACCTTCGAAGGTGGTATCAGTAAGTGGTCAGGGTTACTTGACATTAGTGAGAAGTTGGGTTATATTACTAAGCCTAAAGTTGGTTGGTACGAAGCGATAGATCCAGAGACTGGTGAAGTGCTAAGTGACAAACTAATGAGAGCGAAAGATATCAATTCAAACTCAGAGTTTTGGAAAATGATGTTTACCAAAACAAAGCTTGCAGAATCAATCAAAACCCGTTATACTGTAGGTGGAACGGCTCTTATGTCAGAAGATGAAACTGACAAAGAGGTACAAGAGGAAATCGACCAAGCAGTAGGTGAGTAATGATTGAGAACACAATTCTATCTGGGCTAGTCTTCAATGAAGATTATGCCCGACAAGTGTTGCCCTTTTTGAAAGACGAATACTTTGATCAGCAAAGTGATAAGATCGTCTATTCAGAGATCGCAATGTATATTGACAAATACAATGGGCTTCCCACAGCAGAAGCCTTGCGTATTGCGGTTGGTGAGAAAGACAACCTCAATGAAGAGATGTTCAAACAAGTCAATAACATCATTGATGATATCAAGTATGATGAAAAGACTGATTTAGATTGGCTTGTAGACAAGACTGAGAAGTTCTGTCAAGACAAAGCAATCTATAATGCTGTACGTGAATCCATTCTAGTTCTAGATGGTAAACACAAAGACCTAGACAAGGGTTCTATTCCAGAACTTCTGTCTGGTGCTTTAGGCGTATCTTTTGATAGTAACATTGGTCACGACTTCGTAGAGAATGCTGAAGATCGATATCAGTTCTATCACACAAAAGAAGACAAGATACCTTTCGATCTTGAGTTGTTTAACAAGATCACTAAGGGTGGGTTGTCTCGTAAATCTCTGAGTATTGCACTCGCAGGTACAGGTGTGGGTAAGACTTTATTCATGACCCATTGTGCGGCGGCTAACATGATGCAGGGATTGAATGTTTTATATATAACAATGGAGATGGCGGAAGAACGAATTGCAGAGCGAATCGATGCTAACCTTCTTGACCTGACAATTGATGAACTGAAAGATGTTCCTAAAGATGTCTATGTCAAACGGCTTGATAGAGTTAAGGCTAAAACAACAGGCAAACTCATTGTCAAGGAATACCCAACTGCTAGTGCTGGATCAGCGCACTTCCGCCATCTTCTTAATGAACTACGCCTAAAGAAGAACTTCACGCCTGATGTAGTCTATATCGACTATCTAAACATCTGTACAAGTTCTCGCATGAAATATGGTGCGAATGTAAATTCATACACACTTATCAAAGCCATTGCTGAAGAGCTACGTGGTCTTGCTGTAGAGTTTAATATTCCTATCATGTCTGCAACCCAAACTACAAGAACTGGTTATAGCAGTTCAGACTTAAATCTCGAAGACACCTCTGAGAGTTTCGGTCTACCCGCTACTGCCGACTTTATGTTTGGTTTGATATCTACTGAAGAGTTAGAAGGTCTAGGTCAACTACTCATCAAGCAACTGAAAAATCGATGGGGTGATACTAACTATCTCAAACGATTTGTAGTAGGTATCGACAGATCAAAGATGCGTTTGTTTGATGCAGAAGAAGATGCACAAGACGACCTAGTAGATGATAGACCTACAATGGATCGTGGTGCAGTTGGTGAACGAGTAAACTCTGAACGTGATGACTTTGGTGGTGTAGTTAATTTTCGCAAGAAGAACAAACCAAAGTTTGAAGGGTTCAAATAGTGAGTTACAGTGTAGTACCAAGCAAGAGAAATAATCAAATCGTAGAAAAAGCTACTAAGTTTACAGTAGGCATTTATGAATGTCAGAAAGAAGCTAGGGCTGTGTGTAGGGGTCTTAATTTAGGCTCAGGTTTCAATGGACTGACCCCTGCATTCTTTTGCTTAGGGATTCGACAAGCCAAGAAAAAAGGCAACTGATTTTTTCAACCAATTGCCTTATTTCTTAACTTGATACGTGGCAGGTCCGAACCCCACGGACATACTTGATGTGACACCTGCTGTTCCTGTTGATTGATTACTCAAACACTTGCCTCTTACGTTGTTTTCACGTACTACACGCACCCATGCTTATTTATACAAAAAAATATCTTAATATCGATTAAATATAAATTTATTTTATTTTTTTGGTAAAAAGTGCTTGACAAACGCCTCAACTTAGTTTATATTGAATAAATAAGCATTACCTGGTAATAGCAAGAAAGGCTAACTATTGGAACATCAAAATCTAATGGCAATCGATAAGGCTTGCCTTGATAATGTTGATGATGACGTAAGTACATCGGTACCTTGGTACATCTTAGGATCATATGGCAATAGTCATAATGATCCGATCTTAACTGATCTAAGACTAGAGAGGCTATCGAAAGCTATAATTGAAAACTGGGATGCAATTGAACATGAGTATAAAGACTACTTAAGCCACGATGACTTACGGTACGCAAAGTATACAGGCGAGTATCCTAATCGAACAGAACAGAAACTTAAAACTATCAAAGAGGTGTATTGTGGTAGAGAAAAGCACTAAGGAAATGATTGAAGAAGCTCTAGCTGAAGCCCACATTCTTGAGGGTGCTTTAGAAGAGCCTGATGAAGAACATATGCTGTACACTGCTCAAAAACTGAGTGGTGCGCCATACTCTTTTATTTACGATATATACCAAAATAAACCTTGACAAATGCATTTGATCGTAGTATAGTATACTAACAATGACAAGGAGCGATTCGCTATGACACAGTACACATTTGAAGCAGATATCTTTTCTGATCTATACAAAGACACTTATGGCTTTCGTCCTAGACATCATGCGTTCTATGACGAAGATACAACTGATGCAGAGCGTCAGGAGATGTGGGATCACACGTGTAAAGCCCTAGATCAAGCTGTTATTGAGCGTGAGGCAGAGAAGCAAGCTGATCTCGCTGAGTTCAAAGCATTAGTCCAAGACACGATTGCGATGGGCGCTAAAGATGAAGAAACTGCTCTTCGGTGGTTACTTCAAGGTGAAGACTTTTACTCTGGTCAGTGTGTTGAACACTGGGTTTGGAATCAAGGTATCTTGTTCACAGAGTATGGTCGTAAGTTAGTTGAGCGTTTGCTTGACTTAGTTGATTATAAACAAATGGAGACTATATAATGTGGTATGTTGAAGCAATTATGAATTTTGCAACAGGTGAAAAAGAACGCTACGAGGGATTGACGCAAGAGCAATCACGTGCCGTTCACGCCCAGTACAGCGAACAAGGTGTCGCTCAAGTGACTTCAGGTCGTATGTAATGACTATGCATCTTGTACGAGGCATGTCTAGTCTCAATACAAAGAAGCGTAAGAAAGGTCTGAGTGCTAATCGATTAAAAGAAGTTGAGGCAGAGTGGCGTAGATATAATAAAGATATGCGCCGCAAGGCAATGCATTCATGTCAGTTTGAAACGTTAGACGAATACGTTACATATATAAGTGGTAAGTCCAAACTTAAGAAAAAGGAATTTGTACCATATGCACCGTCGCCAACAATTCACAAACAGAATACGATACCAAGCCAGACGAAGAGCCCAGTTCATGGAATTCCGCAAGCAGGAAGACGAAAAGAGCGACAAGTCTACACAGGAGACTACATCGTTGGAATCGCCACCATGCATAAGTCAAACGCAGTACCTATTACAAACCAAGAACAAGCTATAGAGATAGCAAGAATGGCTAAGTAGTACGAGATCAAAGGGCGCTTCGGCGCTCTTTTTTTGTATTATATAAATATAGTTGTTAACTTAGGATAGGTAGTACAATGGCAATCACATTTGCTCAATTCATCAATGAAGCATCAATGACAACTGATGAGATGGAAAATCGCTTGAAGCAAATGGGTTTCAAGAATTTAAAGCGTGAGTCCTCTCGTACTATAAGTGTTCTGATTGACACTAACCGAGTTGACGCTTTAGAGAAGATTACTAAAGAGATGAAAGACTTGAATGCAGTCTATGATCCCGATAAAGGTGCATCTTCTGTTGGAGCAGTTGTAGTTGGTATCTATACGATCAAAGCACGACCAGCATCTAAGCAAGGTAAGAAGTCAGCAGGTCTTGATAACGAAGATACAATGATTGCAGGCATCACACACTTTACTAAAGGTGGACCGATGACTGTTAAGATTACAGATGGTCGCAAGACGTACACATATAAAGATGTTGTAGACGTTGAAGAAGTTGGGCGTGATACATCTAATCGTAAGAAAGCAGATGTGCGATTAGTATTAGAAGATGGTACAAAGATACCAATCTCTATTAAGAAAGATAACGCAGAGATGTGGGAATCCGCAGATAGTTATTGGGCACCAACAGCTAAGAAGATTGTAGATAGACTAGAAGCAAGAGGCGAAGTTAGCATTACAAAGAAAGGTGCTGTTAACTATATGACACCTAATGTTGGCGTACTTGCTAATAAGAAAGAAAAAGAAGCAGTTGTATTTGGAAGTGATGTTCTAGGCAAAGGCTTCGTTATAGTAAGAACGTTTAGAAGTTCTGACTTTGTGCTATCTAAAACTGGTGATGTGCTAGAAGTCAAAGCAACTAAAATTATAGATAAGATGACAGACCTTAAGGGCACTTCAGATATCTATTTTCTAATACGTAATGATAGTTCACGTAAGGGTTCGAAGATACGACCAGGTTTACGTGTTCTTGCAGTTGCGGCGACACGAATTAATAAGAATGTAAAGGTAGTAACAACCCGATGACATTAACGTTTAAAAACTATATTGTTGAGACAGTAGGCACCAAAGGTCTTGAATACGAAAATAAAGTATACAAGTCAATGGTAGATGCTGGCATACCAGGATTGAATGTTGGTGATAAACCAGCGGCAGGTTTCAGTAATCAAGGTGCAGGTGATATCGAAGCAAGTTACAATGGCAAAGCATTCAACATCGAAATCAAACTAAGTTCTAAAGAACAGATGGGTGGTACATCATTTAGATATGATATGGACACT